CGCGAAACAGGCCGCGCGGCCTTGGCGCACCAGCCAGGTGGCGATGGCTCGCTGGTGCGGCTTGAGCAGGGGATGGAAGGCCGATGGCTTCACCTCGAAGCCTTTCGGCTCGGCGAGACGGACCTTGGCTCGCAAGAAGTCTTCATAGGCGGTCATGCTGTTTCCTTGGGGAACGGCACGCACTGGACGCCGCCCTGCCTGACAGGGCGGCCCACGAGGCATGGTTGAATCGCCCACAGGGCGGCGTCCGGTGCGTGCTGGAAGAGATAGCGCCCCGGGTGGGGCGCTGTATCGAGGGTCAGGCCGCAGCCTGTTGCTGCTGGTCGGCGAGTTGCCCGGCGTCGATCCAGACCGCCTGTAGCCAGGCCGGCGTCTTCGCCATCGGTTCCTTGAGCGTGCCGGCGACGATCAGCGTGTCGATCTCGCCGCCGGCGGCCAGGCTCTGGAACAGCTTCATCGCCTGCTGAGTGCGAGCAGGGATATCCAGCACATCGAGGCGATCCAGCAACGCCAAGCGCAGGCCGGAGATCGTCGCGATGGCCAGGGCGATAGTCGCGTCGCACCGCCAGCGTTCGGACTCGGACAGCAGGCTGTACAGCCGGCCGCCGAACGTGACGTCGATGTCGGCGCTGATCTGCACGGGCGACCAGCCGGCGGTGCCGGATAGGCGCTGCAGCAGCTCGTTCACCGGTCCGATCGCGTCGGCCAGGATCTCAGCCGGGATTCCGGTCGGCGACAGCGCGTCGGCCATGCCGGTCCACGCCACCACATCCCGGTGCGCGGCCTGCGCTTTCGCGATCGAGGCCTCACGCTGGGCAGCCGCTTCCATGGCTTCCTGAAGGGCCACCAGCTTCGCGCGGCTCGCGTCGCGGGCCTGCCGCAGTTCGTTGATAGCCTGCTCGCCGTTGGCGATCGCTTCGGCGCTGGGCGCGTCGGCGGACTCGGTTTCCAGGGCCTTGATCTGCTCGGCGGCGGCCAGGCACTCGTCCAGGTCCCGCTGGCTGTTCGCCACGGCGCGCTGAGCACTGGCCAGATACTCGCGGTATTCCGGCAGACGCTTGGCTGCCTCGGCGTCAGCGATCTTCTCAGGCGGCTGATGCACCACCAGAGCACCGGCCTGCAGGTCGACCGCGCCCTGACAGTGGGGGCAGGTCAGCGGCTGGTGCGGCACGCTGCCGGACGAGGCCAGCTCGGCGGCCATGACCTTCTCGGACCACTCGTCCTGGTTCTGCTCGTCCGTGCTCAGCTTGTTGCGGCGGCGCGGCTCCAGGTCTACCAGCTCGCGCAGATTGGCTATGCGCTGGGCGCGGCCGTCGGCGGCCTGGCGGGCCTGCTTGCTGGCGCCCAAGGTCTGCTGGGCTTCAGCCAGATCGTCCTCGAGCGCCTGCAGGGCGTTACGGGCTTCCTCGACCTGGTCGTTGGTCACCGCGGTGGCCACCAGTTCCGGCGCCCAGTCAATGGCCTTCTCGCTGCCGTAGTTCTCGCCGGTGACCGCTTTCCAGGCGCCGCGCGCTTCGCTGGCGTAGTCCTTTGCCTGGCCGACCATGGCGGAGAACCCGGAACGGAGCAGGGGCTTCACCTTCTCGAACAGCGCCAGGTCGATGCCCTTGGCCTTCAGGCGCTTGCCGACCTCGGCCGGGCTGGCGCTGGCGCCGGTCAGGTCGAACAGCACCCGGCGGCGATCTTTGGCGTCCAAGGCGGCGAAGCGGCTGGCGTCGAGCACGAACGGCAGGAACGGCGAGTCGGCGAGCGGGGAGCCTTTGCCGCTGGGCAGCGCGACCCCGCAGGCCAGCACCTCGCCGGATTCGTCCAGCCACTCGACACGGGCCTCGCCCTTCTTGGCGCCCTCGGTGATCAGTTGGCCGATATGCTGCTTCTGCGCAACGCGGCCGGGCTTACCGGTGAAGGCGTAGCTGATGGCGTCGAGCAGCGAACTCTTGCCGGCGCCGTTGTGTCCGGCCACCAGAAGCACCGGCGCAGAAACATCAAGGGCCGCATGACGCAGCCCTTGAAAGTTGGTGATTTCGAGTTTCGTGATGCGCATGGCTCACTCCAGGTCGAGGGCGATATCCCCCGGCTTCTTGACGACGCGGTAAGTGTTCAACTCGCGGGACTCCTCGTTTTCCTGCTCGAGCACGATGACTCCCTGGTCCAGCAGTTGGAGAACGACGCGCTCGGCTTCCTCGGTGGTGAGAGCGAAGCGCGATTGCAGCCAGGCCGCGTCGAACACGTCCTTCTTGGTGGCGACTCCGATGGCGATCTCGCCCAGGGTGTGGCCGGCGAAGCGCTCGACGGTGAGTTGCGGCAGTTCTTGGAACTCGGCATCCACGACATCATCGTCGGGCTGCTGCTCGCCGCCCCAGGCGCCGTCGACCTCCATTTCGTGGTCGCCGCCATTCAGGTCCAGCGGGTTCTGGTCCGGATCGGCCTTCACATCCTTCATGCCGTCGAGGAACTCAGCGGCGCCGCCGATGATCAGCAGGCAGTCCTCGTTCACCGCGTCCAGAAGGTCGTGCTTGTTCGGGCTGGAGTGGTTCACCACGATGACGGCCTTCATCTTGTCCTTGGCCGCGATGGATTCGAGCTTGCCGTAGACGGTCTCGCGCTCGGCGCCGGCGATGGTGTGCACCGCGATGGTGGCGGCATTGCGCACCTGCTGTTCCAGGCGCTCGATCACATCGGTCTGCTTGGCTTCGGACAGCTTCTGCCAAACGTCCGGCAGGATGCGGATTTCCTGGATCAGGCCCTGCAGCAGGCTCTTGCCGAGCGTGTCGGCGGTCATGTTCATGAAGTGCGGGTTGTTGCTCATCGGGAAGGGTCCTATTCGTTGGCGATCCGCTCCAACTGCTCGAGTTGGGCGTCGCTGAGGTAGGTGTGGGCGCCGTAGCGCTGGAAGTTGCTGCGGAGGTCGGCCAGGAACTGCTCGTCCCAGTCCGTAGCGGCGTTGAGCTCGGCCGCGCCGAGTAGCGCGGCGAACTCCCCGACTTGGCCGTACCGCTCAAGGACAGTAAGGCTGGGCATGGCCGGTTACTCGAGATTGAGCTCGTCGGTGCCGGTGTCCGGCTGCTGGCCCGGGGCGGGTTCGGTGATTTCGCCCGTCTCGGTGTTCACGCCGTCCGGCGGAGAGGGCTCGTCTCCATCGTCTTCGGCGGCGACAGCCGGCGGCGCCGGTTCTTTGTCTCGGAGATCATCGACATGCACCGTCACGGTTTCACCATGGATATCGGTGTCCCGCGGTTCGATGTAGTCGTTGACCTCTTCGACGGTCTGCAGGCCCATCAGCAGCTCAGGCGCATACAGGCGGCCCAGTAGGCTGGCAGCGCGGTAGCGCAACATCACCTCGGGCATGGTCTGCCACTTGCTGCCGTTCTTGGTGAGCCAGCCCTCGTCGAGCGCCATTTGAATCGACACTTCGGGGCTTTCGATCACGGGCACTCCGTACTCGCGGCACAACTGGAGCATCGACTTTTTGCGAAGCTCCTCGGGGCTGAAGGTCGGGATTTGAACGCCCCTCTCGGTGGTCCAGGCCGTGCAGGTCTGATGGCGAACCTTGATGGTCTTCGTCTCCTCGACCTTCTGCTTGTTCTTCCAGGTAGTCGCCTTATAGGAAACCTCCTGCTCTTTGCCCGGCTGGCTGAGGTCGTAGCGGAGCGGGTTGAAACGGCCGCAACTGTTGATCGAGGCGATGATGAACTGGCTGGACCAGCTCGGCCGGCCCTCGATCACGTACAGGTTCTGCATCACCATCAGCGGATCGGCGCCCATACGCTGCGCCATGTTCAGAGCGACGATGCAGTTCGGCAGCCCGGCGCCGTTCGGGGTGTAGCCGGTGACCTTGCCGTACTCTTTCACCTCGGCGAAGGCGCGGTACTGCACCGGCACTAGGGTAGACGCGCTGAGCGCCTTTGCGACGCGCTGGATCTGGTCGAAGCCGGCGCCGGTGAGCAGCGACATGGGGGCGTCGTTCGGTTTGGCTGAAACTGCGGTGGTCTGCAGGCTTGCGAGAGTAGTTTGGCTCATGGGCTTCCTCATTCGTGTCGGTTGGCTTTGGCGCGACGCTCGACGTCGGACCAGTAGGGGTGACGGCGCATGCGTGCATGAAGTCGCTGGTGGTATTCGCGGGTGCAGACCAGGAGGTTTTCTGGCCTGTTGTCGGAGCGGATGCAGTTGATGTGGTGGACGACTTCGCCATCGCGGAGCCTTCGCCCGAGAGCCTTTTCGGCGACAAGGACATGCTCGTAGCGCCGCTGCTTGCGGCCAACATGCACAACCACATATCCGGATTTCTTGATGGATCGATTGCCTATGGCTCGCTGGGTGAGGATGTCGTAGCCGGTTGGCGAACCTTCAGCAGGACCTTGCTTGGCCGGGTGGTGCTGCCGCCTGGATTCGCTCCAT